CATTAGAAGAAGTTGCAAAAGAAAATATCTTGTTTAATCATAGAACGGTTGATCGTACTTTGTCAGGTGGCAACTTGGCGCAATTTGGGATAACGAATTTTATTCAAGGCGCCGAATGGCAAGCAAAGCAATCTCCGTGGATCAGCGTGAAGGATAAGTTACCGGATAATCAAAATATTGTTTTGGTGCGTGACGAATACGGTGGATTCTGCACTGCTTATCTTCACGGCCCAAAGAGTGGATTTATAACTTATGGAGAGGAGGCTTATCGCAAATTCGGAGAGATTACCCATTGGATGCCAATTCCTCCTTTTGAATCAAGTGATAACGAATAACTGCAAATCTAATGAATATATAGATTTTACGAAATTTAATACTTTTGATAAAGCAAAAAAGTTCTTTTAGCATTTTGAAGATTGATATATAAATAATAACGGGCGCCCGGCATGCTAGCCGCAGCACCCGTTATATATAATAAGAAAAGTCAGTCCTTTTTTAATGAAGACTAAGTGTTTCCTTCCAGTCTTCCTTTTATTTGCTTTTCGGAGAATCCGAATCCGGCGGCAAACTGTTTGAATTTCTCCTTCTGCTTCTCAGGAAGAAGTGCATACAGGCTTTCAAACGGTGTCGCGCTTTTGATTGCTTTTTTTAATTCTTTTCTTTTCATATGAGTTCCTGTTTTTTATGTTTGCAACAATCGCAGTCACACAGCATCAACCTTGCCTTTTCGAACATCAGCTGTCCGATCTCCCCTGAAAGGTAGCAGATCTCCTCTCCCCACGGATCGATCCCCAGCGCTGCCGCTATATGCGCTTCCAGATGCTTGCGCTCGTGGTCATAAGAGTTCTGAAACTGTGCAGCGGAAGATGTGATGCCTATGACCATTACTGTCTGACGTGTGCCGTAATTGGAATAGGTGAGCCCGGTGTCGGGCTTTCCGGCGCTCAGGTTCTCGTATGCGGTCCGCAGATCATCTCCCCGACATCCGATATCATAAAGCCTGCCCATGATCTCATCCGTATAGTAACAATCCACGGCATAATAGACCTCGACCTTCCAGTCGTATTTGCTTATGTCGAACTGCTGCCGGATCATAGCATCTCATCCCATTCTACCGGTTCACCTGCCCGGCACATCTTTGCATACCACATGCACATTACCATTCCGTCAGGCGCATCAAAATCATCGATGGTGTCCTTGACGTAAAGTGCCAGGCGTGCATCATCCGCAACGGAAGATTTCAGATAATCCGCCTTTCCCATGTTAGCTACATACACATAGTCGTAGAGTGTGTTGTTTTCCACCCTTACGCCATTCTTTGCCAGCAGCTCATCGACTTTATCCTTGCTCAGGGGCTCGATCTTCTCACTCTTTCCTGTTGCGGGATTCATTTTTCGCATAAGCGAGACAGCAAATTCGCACAGCTTCTTATTGAAGTGCCAGCCGTAATTCTTCAGATAGGCCGTCATTTCTCTGGGACGGTCATCATGTATATCAAGAGGTTCCTTTACCTTGCTCATAATGTATTCAAATTAAACGGGATGACGTCTGTCCGCCATCCCGAAGAGTTAAACAATCAGCGGTATCTTGAGTATCTTCCCGTTCCCGGTACTCCACGGCGTTGTCCCATGTCCCCGCCATAACGGTTTCCGTATCCACCGCCACGGTTGCCATAGCCGCCGTATCCGCCACGATTTCCATAGCCGCCGTATCCGCCACGCTGTCCCATGTCGTCATACTCGTCGTCATAGTCATCGTAATCATTACGCTGTCCCATGCCGCCTCTGCTCTCGGAGATCTCCTCGATGCACTGCATGAGCTTGCCTCCATACTTGAGCATCTTCTCAGCGTAGTCGCTCATCTTCTCGACCTTGCTGTCTTCTATTTCGATCATCATCATGTCTGTTGTTTTTTAGAATTGTTACTACTTGCCTTTTCCGCAGGTTTGAGCAGTTCGGCCATCATGGCCTTCAGTTCTGATATTTCCTGCCTGAGGGCTTTATTCTCCGCATCCTGCCGCTGCCTTTCGGCCAGTTCGGGATTGAGAGTTTCCATCATCCGGTTGCATGATTCCACCACCGTGCGGTGATAGTCTATGCTCTTGAGTATTTCCAGGGATCTGGTCCTCATTGCCGTGACCTCGGAATTCATTGACTCCCGTGATCCGGAGATAACCATGTTTCCTCCTCCTGGGAAATTGGCATCCGCGATATCCGCGCCTGCGGGTATCTTCTGAAAAGTTACGGTCTGTTCTCCCACCTTTACGGTGATATCCACCACCATTCTCATGGGCTGTCCGAACATCATCGGCTGTTGTGCCGCCTCGGGCACGGGAGCGGATACTCCCACAACCGATCCCGTTTCAACAAAGGGTGTTCCGTCCTTGTGCAGGATATAGAACTGATTATTTACTCTTAAATTTTGGAAAGGCATATTTTCTTCTCTTTGATAAGGCGGGATTTCTCCCGCCTGTAGTTTATACTACTCCGGTCATTACCTGCAGGGTGTTTGTCGCCCTGTCGAACCAGAATTCATAGACTCCCGTTCCGGGGATATCAGCTACCGTGAGCGCTTCTCCACCGTATTTGGTCACCGCCTGTGTCACCCCGTTCGTTTCAAAGAGTACCGGCAGTGTGCCTGTAGTCCCTGTGGGGATTGCCTGTCTGAGGTCAATGAATATGGTTCCTCTGTACCAGGCGTTGACAAAAGAGTGGTTGGGGAAGGAGAACACCGCATTTTCTGCGGTCACATTCACGCCGGATGTGGCAATTGCCGCCGATCCGCGGCGGTTAACGAATTGAAAGGGAAATGGCATAGTTACCTCCTTTCCCCGGGTCAACCCCAGAATCCGTTACCTGCTCCCAAACCGATACCGTATCCCAGTCCGTATTGTGCGGCAACACAGGTCGGTATGCCTACCACCGGACTATACGGAACCTTGGCCACTTCGGGCTGGTTACATTCGATCTTGGCCAGACGTGAGCTCAGGTCGCTCAGCGCAGCGTTGACAGGAGCGATGGTTTGTGCCGATACTTGTGCGAAGTATGCGTTCTGATGCTCTTGTGAAAGCTGGTTAAGCAGCGTGCTGTTTCTCTCGCGCAGGGTGTCGATCTTGTCCAGCAGTGCCTGGTTCTGCATCGCATCCAGCTTGCTGATAATCGCGTTTGTGTTTGCTGTGCCGGCATCACGCAAGGCAAGCGTGTTCTGGTTGGCCGTGTTCACCAGGGTGTTTGTCTGATTGCAGACAGACAGCTGGTTCTCATAGCCCATCTTGGTGATGTTGTTGTTTGTCTCGCAGCAGCACTGACAGATCTGTGACTGGATGGCATTGTTACCCTGCATGATCGCTGTAACGATCTGGTTGGTATTCATGCCCATCTGGTTTCCGATGTTACAGATCTGCATGCCCAGTCCGTTAACGGCTGCCATGACAGCGTCGGAAGAGGTGTTCAGGGCGGTTGCAAGAGACTGGATGTCAAAACCGTTGCGTTGCACGGCCTGCATGATCACGGCGGTATTCGCATCGTTCTGCACGAACGGCACTACGCCTCCCTGACCGTTACCCATCATTCCTCCACGGGCGCCACCGAAGCCTCCCATGCCACCCCATCCCATCAGGATAAAGAGAAGCAGAATAGCAAACAGGTCGTCTCCCCATCCGTTTCCGTTACGGTTGTTTCCGCCGCCCATCAGGGCCAGGATGTTAGGATCTACACCTCGTTGCTGCATCAGAGCCGGAAGCATGGCTAGAACGCCGTTGGTACCGCCTCCTGAGTTTCCCCCTTCGGGGAAAACAAATGTTCTTGATTCACTCATAGTTGTATTTGTATTTGTAGTTCCGGTCACTATTCGACCGTGCTGCAAACATACTCATCTACAACTGCCCTGTCGAGAAATCACTTCCCATGCGCTTCCTGATGCGTGTCAAATAAATACCTATCATAGGTGAGGTGATGTTACGTGATATCAGATGCCGCACGCCTCTTGCTGTGCGGTGAAGAAGTGTTGCGATCTGATCGGGATACAATCCTTTTTCGGTTAGAAGGGTAACAAGAACATACCTGGCATCAGTAGTCTCCATATCCTTATAATCACCCAGAATCCTGTCTCTGGATACTTCCGTTTCCTCCTCTGTCAGGGAGAGCAGTTTAAAGAAAATTTCGCTCTTACACATAAATTTCTAATTTTTATTGTTACTTTTGTGCACCACAATAAACATAGCGCAATTATCCACGTTAAGGACTTTAGCCCTCAGCGTGTGGATAGTTGCGCTATCTTTTCCTTGTTTATTTGTGGTGATTTAAACGGAAGCGTTGAGGGCTTTTTTATAATTCCCTCCTTATAATTGCATATTTATCTAGAAATCATTACTTTTGTCATTGAGGTAAAAAGTTTTTCAAGACTGTTTTTAATTGTTTTCAGGTATGAAGAAATCCAGAATGAATACTCCGGGACGGAGCTACGTTCACCGTGTATCGTCTATCGTGCGCATCTATGACGAGCATTCCCGTGACGGCCTGTCGAACCGGGAGATCCTAAGGCGCTATATATGGCCGGAGTTCAGGATCTGCGAGCGCACCTTTTACAACATCATCAATGCCAGTGCCGATGACCGTATCATTTCCAAGCAGAAGGAGATGCAGATGAGTCTTTTCTAGAGTTTCTGCGTAACGCGGAAAGTGTATTCCTCGATATCCTCTATCAGTTCTGAGTGGTTATGATTCGTATCGCTGGCGGTACGCCGGAACATATCGAAGAATACGCTGCCGTCGTTTCCAAGGAAGTTATGCAGATGTCTGCTGATCTTCTCCAGCAGGCTGAAACGCTCCAGTGTCTGGAGCTGATATTTGCTTCCTTTTCTGGAGGAACCTTTCCAGTCGGTGACTATATGCAGCCTGATGGGAACAGTTGCCGTCTGCGTGGCGGCAGAGAGCATTTGCCATTTGTAAGGCATGAACTCAAGGAATACCGCAGGGCGGGCAAAAGGCTCTTCCTCCTCAATAAAATCCACCTGCTCGTTCCACAGGTCGTAGGTTTTGACAAGGGACTCTCCCTTATCGTCCGTCAGTCCTTCCAGGTGTTTCTGGAGCTGTAAAAAGAAAAAACTTCTCATGATATTTATAATTAGTCGTTAAATACTTCCTTGATATTTTCCCTGGCTATTTCCTGCAGCAGTTTCTCCAGATCCGGGTGTGTGCCTATGAACTGCCGGCGGGGAATGACAATTTTGCTGCCGACCTTCTTTAAGGCCATTGCCCGGTAGAATTCCGCATCCGAGGACAGCTGCCGGTTTTTCCTGGTCCTGCGCAGTTCCCCTTTCAGGGTATATCCCATTTTGCCCATAGCTTCCCTGTACTTGATCCAGAAATATCCTTTCATCCTTCGGGTAACGGTAATGGTTCCACCTTCGTTGTGTATCCTGGCATAAGGAACGGATGAAGTAAATGCTACTCCCTTGTTGCCTTCCATGATCTCGGCCCGTATGCTTTTGCGGAGCGTTCCGGACTGCTGCAATATTCCCCGGGTCTCATCCTGAGCGTACCGTCTTCTTTTCCACTTCTCGGTAAAGAAAGCCTCCCGCTGGAAGTTCCGGTCGAACTCCTCTTTGGCTTCCGTCTTGATGTCCTTCAGGGTAAGACGGATGTAGCGGTTGATCCGTTGCTGCAGTTCCCTGATCACCTTCTTTGTATCTTTTTCAGCCATTTTCTCCTCCTTTCGCTTGTTTACGCACAATCCTGCATGCCCGGCAGAGCTCATTGTCCGATCCTTTTCCGTTACAATCAGTACATCCCTTTCTCGTATACGGATTGTATGCCGGAAAAGTGGTCATCTGCTTGCCCGGATTGAAACGCATCATCTCCTGGTATTTACCCGCCGTCGCCTGCGATCCCAGATTCATGGCCTGTTGCTCGTCACTTTGCGGGTATTTGCTTTTTCTCACCTGCTGTACCACGCATCTGCAGCCGAAACCGTTGGGCGGGAAATACCAGTCCCAGAACCTGCTGGTAATCGGGAGCGTAATCCCTTCCAGCAACTGATGACTCTTACGTACCCGCTCGTCACCCGCAGTCCGGTATTGCAGATTGTAACGGTCCCCATCCTCCTGGAAATCCTTCTCGAAATCTTTCCATTGCGCCGCCATCAGCGCTGCCGCGCCGGCGAAGTTATACTCCGTCTTCAGGTAGGAACCGTTATACGTATTGTTGATCTTTTGGACGTCATTTAAAAACCGTTCAAACGGCTTTTTATTCCCTTTTTCATCCAGTAGGGAAGGAAACGCCTCATTGAGCTCATGAAAGGTCTTGATCCCGCTGAATACATAGTTAGACTCCTTGAGTCTTTGTATGCTCACCTCATCCAGGGGAACTTCCCGGATCGAATAATCCACCGCTCCGTCCAGCAACGTGGCGGTCTCACGGATAAAGTTCCTCACCTCCTCCTCTTTCAGCATCTCTGGGGAGAACTGCTCCTGCCGGTGCAACCATGCCATCAGCAGGACGAATGCCGCTTCGACGGAAGAGGTGTCGACTTCTACCGTATCATTCTCTTCCTCCTCTTTCTGAGCCAGAGACAGGGAAGCGCTCTCATATACAAGCCTTGCCCTCTCATGCAGCCCCGCATAATCAGCGGGGCCTAGTCGAAAAAAGGCTTTACCAACTGCTGGGTCGTTTCCTTACGTGCCTTGACGGGCATCTGGTACTTCTCAATAATGTATTTCGGGTCCACCTCATAGTGATTCATGACCATCGTTTCGTATGCCACCTGCTGTTCTGGAGTATAGGTCACGCTGTCATCCCATTCGAATCTGCATCCCTTCACCGGGAATCCATGATAAATCATACGTGGGATCAGCTGCCAGTTTACCAGATCACGTATCATATCGGCATCCTTGTTGATCAGGTTATCCAGCATGTTCTCATGCACCTTCGACTGCGAGAGCGAGGCTCCGTTGTCAACAGTCATGGTCTGTGTCAGTATCGCCTTACTCAGTTCCGAGTTACACCGTTCGATCCGCCTGTCATACACATTATAGGCGTCACCGCGTGTGGATTCCTTGATATCTATCGTGGTCCCTTCCGGAAAGAGTCCGTAGGATGCCGCTCCCATGTTACGCAGCAGCTTCTCCAGCTTGTCAAACTCCTTTGGATCGCGGCTGGTGGTTGTTCCGATGCGCAGCGGTATGCCGAAGATCTCGCCGAACATGTCCCAAAAACTGGCCATGTTTTTCTTCGGGATGGTCTGCAGCGCACATTTGAGATAGAGTCCCAGATCATGTGTGCCTCCGGCCTCCGTTACGTTCCATGACACAGCTCCCGTCCGGTAATCGAATCCCGACTGCCATGTATCGTTCTCGCTGCGGATGATTACGCCGAACTCCGGAATGACATGTGTGCGCGGCACCAGTTTGATGTGGCTGAATACCGGCTTGTCATCCACCGTGATCACCGGCCCGAGTTCGATGAGTGAGTTGCCCTGATAGATACTCTCCAGGCTGAGTCTCATCCATACCTTGAACCAGGGAGCTTCGAAAAGTTCCTTGGCGTTATCCATATCGTTTCCATTCCTGTCCGTGATCTTGAATCCCTTGTTCATTACGAATCCCGTCCGCTGTTCGACGCACCCCGTGAGATGTCCGTCCACATCCACATCCGTGTAGATATTATAGAGCTTCGTGCGTCTTGGCTGCTCTACGTTGATGGCCTGCTGCCATGCCCACCGCCATGACTTCAGGTCATTACGTGTGAGGTTTTCCGTCTGCAGCTGCAGTTTGACAGTCATATCCTTTACCCTGCGACGATCCGCCGGACGTGCCAGGTCTATGTTCCCGAACGGGATGTTTCCTTTCTTTTTATTTCCCATGTCTTACCAGATATAATTGTTTCTGACTCCCTCGCCTGTGCGGATGGGATTGTGGTAATCCTCCTCTCCGTTCGGTCCGGTAACGGTCGGAAGGTCAAGCATCACTGCGGAGGACTGTACCGCCTCGAGCCATTCCACCTGCCGGCTGTATTGCTTCTCGTACTTCTCCCAGCTCATTCGGGAGGGCAGACTGAGCACCATCCTGTAGAGCGCTATATCCGTCAGACATCCGACGAGCGCCATGTTTCTCTCATTATCTTCTCTTGTGAAAGCGGCGTTCACGTCATACCTTGCCCTCAGATATCCGGCCGCAAAGTCCATAGCGAACTTCTCCGCCGCTTCCCGGTTCTCCGGCTTGCTCTGCTGAACAATATCCAGGGCATTCTCTCCGATATTGATATAATCCTGATCCGTGATATACATAGTGATATAGTTAAATGATTACCATCTTTTCTGGGGTGGCTCCCTAACCCCAAGACGAGGTGGTAGCGTATCCTGCCGTACCTGTTTCTGCAGCTTGTAGATCGCACCCTCATCTGCGTCCGGAGAATCGTCATGTGCCCGGCTTCCCTGTTCGAAGGAGAGTGTCTGGTCAATGGATGTCTTCATATCGGCATCATCCTTGTACTTGATATTGTACCATACGAATCCTCTTTCCCACAGGGGTGATATGGCTTCGATACGTGCGAATTTGTCAGGCTTCTTGCGGGTGTCCGGCATGATGGGCAGCTGGTATCCTCTCAGGTCTCCTTCCCGTTGGAACTCGTCGAGTATGGTATCCTGCATGAAGTTGGCCTCCATGTAGAAGGATACGGCACAATCCTCCGGAAGTGATTCGTACAGGTCATAGAGCCAGCGCACCATTTCACCTACGCTGCATTGCCGGCAGAAGGCACGTATGCAGTGCAGTTCCCTCGGGGATGCCGTCTTGAGTCCTCTCTGGGGTCGTCCCCACATCTTGCACGCCTTGTAGTCGTTCTTTCCGGTGCTTTTCCAGGAAGGGTCGACATAGACAACGATGCTCTCATAGTATTTCAGTTTGAGCATCCGTCTGTACTTGATCCACCTCTCTTGGAATACGGCTCCTTCGGTGATGGGATTGTTCATGTACTCCTTCTGGAAGGAACGGTATCCCATAAACTCTTCGAGTCCCTTCAGGTATTCCGTAGTATATCTTTCAGGCCACGCGGGATTGCCGTTCTTGTCAAAGGCATTCACCGAGCTGGTATGTACCGTGCGACTGTCGATGATCCTCTGCAGCACGCTGTTCTTGCCGATCAGGTTGCCGACCATGACAAAGCGTCCTCCTTTTCCTCCGAAGCATCCGAAGAGGGCTTCCTTGATCCATTTGGTCATTTCCCGTACACGGGCCTCGCTGCGGCACATCTCGTCATCATCAAGGTCATCCACAACGATATAATCCGGACGCATCTCGCGGAACCGGAGTCCGCGCGGTGACTGTCCTCTTCCTCGCGAGAAGAAGGCACAGCGGTCTTTGGTGACAAACTCGCCTTCCTGCCAGCAGCCGGCATTGTACTGTTCACCGAAATCCTCGATGATGTACTGGTTGGATTGCAGTTCCATCTGCAAGTCTCCCAGCAGGGCATCGGCATTGTCTTCACTCTTGCCCACAAGCACCATCACGTGCAGCATGCCGTTGAATTTCAGCCACAGCGGTACACCGATGTCCAGGTGGACGCTCTTGGCATGCCCTCTCGGCCATTTGAATACAGCCCGGCAGTTGGAATTGTTATAAAGATAGCGGGCCGCGTCATTCTGGAACCTGGCGTTAGGACATTCGCAATAATGCTTCAGATAACGCTGACAGAAATAGTTGTAGTCTTTCAGGGCACGGGCAATGTTGCGTTTCTTCTCTTCCGGGGTCTCGATGCGCTTGTCCGATGTCAGCCGTTTGAGTCTCTCGCTCTGCTGTAGCCAGCGCTTATAAGCGTCTTTTCTTTCCTGTTCGGTCATATTACTTCTTTATAAAAAATGGTGAGATAAAGTCATCATGCAGCCTATGGAGTATCATCACTACTTCATCGGGCAGTTCCGGGTATTCTTTTCTGTGTTCCATCAGCCAGTCTTCAAACCGTATGAAGGCTTCCACGTAGTGTATGATATTGGTGCTCTTGTCCATTTTTTCGATAGCGGCGGCCAGCTTTACCAGATCGTCGGCTATCTTCTTTCTTTTCAGGTACTCGTCCGGATTTTCAATGGCGTCATTGACAATGGAGAGGATCTTCTGCGTGATCTCCTCGCGTGTCATGCCATAGCATGCCTTGAGCTCTTTCCATCCCTCCTGGTTGATCCATCGGGAGAGTGTCTGCCGCGCTACTGCGGTAAGTTCGAGGATGCGTTCTACAGGGACGCCCTTCAGGTAGAGTGCCTTCGCTGTTTCTTTGGATTTATGTTCCGTTCTTGCCATACCGGTCGTTTAAAATTTGAGACAAAGATGCGCATCCCCGGGGCGGATAGAAAAAAATGACGTAGCGGTTGCATACAATGACGTACGGGCTGCACAGTTGCAGGAAAAGGTTGCATAGTTTTTTTGAAGAGCTTTCTCTCCGGTATAAGTTTGTGACAAAAAACAGATGCAATGGGCGAGAGAATCCGAATATCGAATGAGACATTGAACCAGTATGGTACGTGGGTAAAGACAGATGGTGTCGACCTGTCACAGTACGAGCGCAATCCTATTCTTTTGTGGATGCACCAGAGAGGTGTCATCATCGGAATGATAAAGGACATACGCAGGGAGAACGGTGAGATTACCGGTGAGCCTTATTTCGATGAGGTTCGTGAAGAGTCGAAGCTGGCCAAGCAGCAGTGGGAAAAAGGCACACTGCGGATGGGATCACCCCATTTTGAAATACTGGAAATGTCCGAAGATCCGGCGCTGCTCAAACCCGGGCAGACCTGTCCGACCGTTACCAAGTCCCGTCTGGTGGAATACAGCATGGTGGACATCGGCGGCAATGACGACAATCTTCGCCTAGTCTATGAAGGAAAGGAACTCAAACTCAGCAGGCAGGAGGGTGCGCACAGTCTTCCGCTGCTGAAAAACAATAATCATCCAAAAACATTACCTCAAATGAATGAAGAATTGAAAGCAGTCGCCCTGATGCTGGGCCTCACGGATGCCGCAACGCTGACAGACGTACAGAAAAAGATCAATGTGGTTCTGGAATATCAGAACGCTAATGCCCGGCTCATCTCCGAGAAGGATAACCTGCAGAAAGAACTGGACAAGTTGAAGCTCGCGGGTGTCACTACGCTGGTGGATACCGCCATTGCCGAAGGCAAGATCGGTGCCGACAAGAAAGAACATTTCATCACGCTGGGCAAGACGGTAGGAGCCGAATCTCTCAAACTCACCTTTGATGCGATGAACGCGGCCGTGCGTCCCACAGCCATCCTTGCGGGAGGAAAGACGTCTTCCGCCGCTTCCGCAGGCGTCTACGAGAAATGGGAGGATGTACCGGAAGCAGAACTCAAACTGATGCGTTCTGGCGACCCAGAACAGTACAAGCGCCTGTATAAGAAACAGTTTGGAGTGGACTGTCCGCAGCTTGTTTAACCAATAACAATATTAAAAAAAATGAAAAAGAAAAATGTCTTGAAATTTCTGACCGGAACGATGTTTAACGTTGTGATGGGAATTATTCTGGCTTCCATCGTTGGAATCAATCCGGCCTATGGCGCCATATCGGGAGTCGTTATTCCGATGGCCCTTACAAACTTTACACCGGTAGCTGCCGCACTGGAAGGTGTATATACTGAAGTATGGACCGGTGAACTGGTGCGACAGATGGATGCGGGACTGACCGCTTCCTTTCTGGACGGTATCCCTGATTATTCGGCAAAAGTCAACAATGAGATTATCCACCTGGTAGATGTGGGTGGCGATCCTGATGTACTGGTAAATAATACGACTTATCCGATACCGGTTCAGGATCTGGTAGAAGGTGACATCCCTATCGGGCTGGACAAGTTCCAGACAAAGGCTACTCGTGTAACGGATGACCAGCTCTATGCGATCTCTTACGACAAGCTCTCACTGGATATCCAGCGTCATGGAACCGCCATCGACCGTATCCGTTATAAGAAAGCTGCGCATGCGCTGGCTCCATATAGCCATACTGCCAAGACTCCGGTGATCCCTACCAGTGGAGAGGCGGATGCTGCCGGAAGAAAGAAAATGACCCTCAAGGACATTATTGCCCTTAAGCGTGCGCTCGACAATGCGGAGGTACCTGAAGACGGACGTCGCCTGGTGCTCTGCCCGGATCATGTGAACGACCTGCTTGAACAGGACCAGTCGTTCAAGGACAAGTATTACAACTATACCAGCGGCAAGCTGCTTAATATGTTCGGCTTCCAGATCTATACGTTCATCAACTGCCCGTATTTTACCAAAGAGGGAGTCAAGGTACCGTATACTCAGGCACCGGCCGAAACCGACATGAAGGCATCCTTTGTGTTCTATGTACCCCGCATGTTCCGTGCGCAAGGTTCTACGAAGATGTACTACAGCGAAGCTGCGACCAATCCGACCGCTCAGGAGAGCCTGGTAAACTTCCGCCATTACTATATCGTGCTGCCGAAGAAACAGGAAGCGATTGGAGCCATCTATTCGTGGGATGGAACTACAGCACAGAGCAAAGAACAGACAGCACCCGCAGAAAAACGCTGGGCTCAAGTAAGACGTGAAGCAGCTGCCACTAAAGCAGCCGAGGCAAGGGAAGAAGGTGGGCAACCATCGGAATCCGAGGAAGAAGAAGCCGTGTAATCACCTCTCATTGATTCGTCATGGACTGGAGTACCGTACTTACCCTTTTGCAGGACTGGTTTGCTCCTACAGGGATAGTCGTCATGGCCATCGGATGGTGGCGTGACCGCAGGCTGACGAAGGTCCGTGCGGTCAAGGAAGATGAAGGCGTGTATCACCAGCTGTATGACGACCTGTCCTCGACAACTCTGGAATTAAGTGATCAAATAAGAAAAGTCAATGGAAAGATCATCGTTCTCGAACAGGCGCTACGTAAGTGCCATCAGTGCAGGTATGTTGAGTATTGTCCTGCTGTTATCTTCCTGCGCAGCAAGCAGGGAGAGCCGGACAGCCATCCGCTCGGGGTCTCTTCAGCGGAGCGAAACCGAGGTAATCACCTCCGTGCGGGACCCGATGAGGATGGCGAGCCTGACACTGGAACCCGAGCGCATGAAGATGATCGCAAGCCTCCCTGAAGGTATAGGTGTGCAAAAAAAAGGAAACGGTCTGGATCTCAGGATCGAGTCAGACGGAGAAGGCGGCCTGATGGTCACGGCACAGGCTGAAGGGAAAGAGCAGATCACCATAGAGAGGAGTCTTACGGAAAATCAGGAAGTCGCTGACACGCTGAAGGAAGAAATAACACCTGAACCCTCCTTTTGGGAGCGAGCAAAGATAAAGGTCATAGGAGTATGCCTTGCATGCCTGCTCCTTTTAATAGGATCCAGGTGGCTTAAAAGCAAATTAAAGAACAATTTAAAATCAGATTGATATGGAGAATACTGGAGCTATCTATGGAGTAAGCTCGCTTAAATATAACGGATCGGCACTTGGTCTGATTTCCGAGGACGGCATGCAGCCGGGCGGAGATTCCCCAACCAAGAACCGTATCTGGGCGGCACAGAAACGCAATGCGCCGTTTGCCGTGATCAAGGGTACTCCCGGAACCAAGATGTGGACGTTTACCCTGATTGAGCTGCTGGCCGAAAACATGGTGCAGGTCATGGGCGGAACGGCTGATGGACAGGGCAACTATACCCCTCCGACCGAGGACAAGGATGTTCAGGGTGTGTTTGACATCGGATGTACCACCGGACATACCATCCGCATCTATAACGGGCTGCTTACCTGCAACTTTGCCAACGGCATCAACTTTAGCAATGTACTGGGTATCTCGTGCGAGCTGGAGATGCAGGAGGCGGGTGAAGGCAAGCCTGCCTACAAGATCTTTGCACCCGGTGAAGTACCGCCGTCAAGTGAACTGCCTGATCAGGGATCGTAATGGATAACAAAGCTACACAGCGCCAGGCAGCTGAAATGCTGCTTGACGTTGGCATCCGCATACCGGTGATACCCCGAAGAATCTTTGGCAAACGGAAGGGAAAGTCATCCCTTGTCATGCACCGTCCACCGGCAGGAGCGATCATTAGGATTGCCCTTCGCTACCTGAAACTGGGCGTTACACCGGAAGAGATCAAGGAAATGGAGTATGATGCCCGTCTTAAGTTTATCGCGGAGAAGGGAAAGGCTGTCAGTGAGATCGTTGCCCTGTCTATTTGCACGGGATTTCTCACCGGATGGCTGCTGGTAAAGCCCGTTGCCTGGTATCTTAGATGGCGTGTACATCCTGCCATGCTTACAGCAGCGTTGATACAGCTGCTATCGGGCATAGACGTACAGGCTTTTTGCAATACTATTCCATTGGCAGCCAGGGCGGCAAAGCTGCTCGAACCAATCGGAAGCCACAAAGAGAGGATGAGTTAAAGGGTCGTAATGAAGGTCCACATAGCATTCTCGGTATCATCGCTCAGTCTATGGAGCGGTTCGGATGTTCGAAGCATTACATTCTCTGGAAGATCAGCTATGCGGAGCTGCTGGTAATGAACATGGATGTCAGCCGGTATATCTCAAAGGAGGAGCTTATCGAAAGGGAAAAGAACCGTCGTCCGGAGACTTTTACTACAGAATATTTTCAAACAAGATTAGGAGGATAAATGGAACCCGTCAGACTGGAAATACTGCTTGATGACAAGACGCTCAAAGGGATGCGCTCGGTGGAGGGCAACCTAGGGAGTATGGGTAAATATACGGAAGCGGTCATTGCTAATCTGGAGTCTCAGCTGAAGGATCTGCAGAAGCGGTTCAAGCAAGCTATGTCCACAGGTGTGAATACCGATGCGCAGATGGCGGAGATCCAGGCTCTTGCCGGTGTTATCGAGCAGCTGAAAACGGAGCTCAAAGACCTGCAGAAGATAGGTAAGGGCAGACTTCTCAAACTTGATATCTCTCCGTATATCACTGCGGAGGTTCAGGCGCTATCTACCGCTGAGCAGAAGGTGAAGGCTATCATCGCTGCCATGCAGCGGGATCTGGACGTTCTCCGGCAGAAGTCACTGGAGGCTACCGCTACCGGCTTTATCGATGAACAGGATCAGACGAGGATCAAAACACTGGAAGTCGGCATCCGCTCCCTGACGGCTGAACTGGATAAGTATACCGCATCCAAGAACAGGTCGAACGGGACTCCTATTATGCAGGACGATCCTGCTCCCAAGCTCAACAATGTGAAGATGAGCATGCAGCAGATTGCCCGTGAGCTGCCTGCCCTCGCTATGGGGCCGCAGATGTTCTTCCTGGCTATCTCCAACAACATCCCCATGTTTACCGATGCACTGGCATCGGCACGAAAGGAATACGAAGCTCTGACTGCCGCAGGAAAGAAAGCCACTCCTGTATGGAAACAGACGCTTTCCTCCCTGTTCTCCTGGCAGACGGCAATGGCTACGGCAATCACTCTTTCTGTCGTATACGGAAAGGAGATCGGGAATTTCTTTTCTCAGATAGTGAAAGGGAAAAATACGCTGACAGATCTTGCCGATGCACAGATGAAGGTGAATGAAAGCATGGATGCCGCCGATCTTTCAAAAAAAATTATAACCATCCGTTCTTTGCAGGACAGATGGAATGAGCTGGGAGACAACCTTAAGGAAAAGAAAGAGTTTATCAAGGATAATGCTGATGAGTTCAAGAAGCTGGATGTTGCCGTTAATAATGTAAACGATGCTGAAAACCTGTTGGTGGATAACACGGCGGCCTTTATTGAAGCCATGACCTTGAGAGCGGAAGCTGCAGCCGCGTTCAAACTGGCGTCCGAGGAAGCCGAAAAAGCATTAAAGGCACAGATCGAAATAGATAAGAGGAAAGAGAAAGGTCCAAACTTGAAGGACAAAGCGATCTCTTTCCTGTTATTTGATCCCCAATGGGTACCCGGATCATTATCTCAGAAAAAGGACCAGTCCAGAGCGGAAACCGTATGGGAGGCAGGCATCAAGAATCAGGAAGTGATCAAGAAAACAGCGGAAGAGGATGCTGAAACCTATACGTCCATATATAACAAGAAACTTATCGAAGCTGCGAAAAAGCTTAAAAATGCCGGTATTGATGAATACGAGAAGCCGGACACCGGCAAATCCGCCCGAGACTACCAGGACGAACTTGCCGATGCGCGTATAAAGGCACAACAGAAATTGGAAGCCGCCCGCATCGCTGTGATGAAGGACGGAATCGAAAAGAGACAAAAACTGGCCAAGCAGGAACTGGAAGAAACTCTTGCCGGGATCAACAAGCAGGAACGTGATACGCTCAAGAAGATGGAGGAAGCCGAGAAGAACCGGGGTGTCAAGTCTACTCCTGAAGAGAAGAAAGCGGTAAAAGACAATGCCCAGCAGCAGCGTCTTGTTGCCTATCAGCAATACGCAAAGGATCTTTACGCAATTGACAAGGAGTTTCAGGATAAGGATCTCAAATCCTGGATTGAATATAATAAGGAATACGGCACCTATCAGCAGAAGCGTACTGCGATCATGAAGGAGTATGCCCTGAAGTCCTCCCAGGAGGGACTCAGTGAGGATGATAAGAAGCTGCTGGCCAAGCAGCGTGACGAAGCATTGTCCGCTCTTGATTTTACAGAGCTCAAGAACGTCATCAATTGGGATGTTGTCTTCGGTAATTTGGAACGTGTGACTAAGCAGGAACTCCAGAAAGTAAAGAAACAAATCGTCGCTTTTCGTAATAGCCCGGAGTTTAAAAAGAACGCTACTCCCGAACAGATCAAGGTTATCGAGGAAGCCCTTGGCAAAATCGACGAGGAAGTCATCAATAAAGGTGGACTGTTCGGCAACCTGACCGAATCCATTCGTGACTATTCTGAAGCGGTTGGTGAATTGACCGAAGCACAGAAGGCATATGACGAAGCGGTAAAGAAATATGGGATAGACAGCGCAGAAGCTGAGACTGCCCGCACAAATAAGAACAAGGCGGAAGCCAAGGTCCGCAATACGGAGGGGAATCTGGAAACCTCAAAGGATAAGGCTGTTAAAAATCTGACAGCCGTCGCTGATGCAATGAACCAGCTTGGAGATGCGGATCTTAGCCTGACATCCTTTGGTAGTGCGGTGGGATCATTGGTTGATGTATTATCTCAGTCCGGAGAAGCTGTCGGTTCAATCATATCCGGTGTCTTGGCTATTTTTGATCAGATTGGACAAAAAGGTCTGGTTGGTTTCTTCGGTGATATTGTAA